TTTCTTATTTAATCTGATAAAGTTTAGTATAGTCTAAATTATTTCCTATCGCAAATGTGATTTCTTTTTCAAATACAATATGACTCTTGAGTAGAGTCAATAATTTAGAAGAATACATCTAAAATACTTTCAGATAAAGTCTTCATTTATTATTAATTACCAATAGAGGAAATAGATAACTATCAGTTCAAACAGATAGCTGTTCAAGAATTACAGATAAACAAAAAAGGAGTAGCATTAAGCTACTCCTGTTTAAGGTTTAAAAATATTTAACTGTTCAAGTAAAACAATTTCTTATATAGGAATCTGTTATATAAGATCTTATTTTCCTATTGGTTCAATTTTTAAGGAATCAATTCAACTGTTTTTAGGATCTCAAAATAAAGTAGATGAAATTCAGTTTTCTTGATTTCTATTTTCCTATTGTTTCATAGCAAAGCTTCTAAGCTTTGCTTTTAAGTTTTCTATTTTTATAAACCAATAGAGAAATAAGTTCTCCAATATATTTATGTTTTCAAAATTGTTTTGATTTCCAATTTCTTTGTATTGGATCTCAAACCTAGTATTTGTAACATTTTCCTGTTGGTTTGAATTACATCTATTTGATATAGACCAATAGGGAAATGTTCTACTAAGCAATATTTGATTATTTTTCTTTTTTAAAATGATTGTTTTCTATTGTTTAGGATCCGTAAATAGAAACTGATTGCTTTCTATTTTAAGGTTTCTATTAGCAGAGCTTTTGTAGCTCTGCGTTAGGAGACTAAACAATGTTGTTTAGGATCCCAAGATCTTATTTAGTGATGCTATCAATTACAACTGATGTACAACATTTGTTATGATGTTCAAAACAACAATTTGAAATGTTGTCTAAATAAGATCGCTAAGTTTTGTAGCTTAGGATTTGTAGTCAAATGTAATCAGCTTAGAATTGTTTACTTAATGGCGCCGAGATGCTAACTCTTTGTTTTGAAAGCCATTTAGGAAACATTACAAATACTATAGCTACACTAAGGGCCTGGCCTGTGTCGACGATTCAGAAAAAATAATTACAATTTATTACTACATTAAACTATTTTCTCCGCACAGAGGTCATTCGTCTTGTTGAGCGAGATCTAACACATTTGCTCAGCTATGGTCATGTTGCATAAGTTCCATAACTCCCGCTATTACACGGCGATCACGGCGGCGGATTCTTAGTCCGTCTATCTCTACCCTTCCAGTTGCAGTTAGAACAAATATTCCGTAAGTCTCGTAAACCTTAAATAAAATATTTGAACATGTTAGAGCTCATTAACAGTATCTCTCTAACACTAAAGTTGCTTCTTCTTCCCATGAGGTCCGTGTCTCACGACGTCGGATTTGCAAACCCTCTTTCCGTTAACAGGGAATTTATTTATACTGGCCAACTTTCATATTGCTTTGATGTATTACTATGATAACTTCAGGGAGTTTACATCAGGGAGCTTACGCTGCTTCAGCAACCAGTTTTCGACCTACTCCTTCTGCCAGGCACGCCCACTTCTAGGAGTTTCATCATAGTTTCCCGCGACCTCCCTCCAGAGGTTATTTATACTCAATCAATTACGAGTTGATCTTTCTAACGGTACTTTCCTATGAGATGCTCTATCCAGGAATCCGGAAGCCGTAGTTTACCCCGACACGGATATTTCCCTTCACTTAAAGCATGAATGCATTATATCATATTTTCCCCAATTCCTGTCAAGAAGAATTTTTCCAAAATAATGTAAAAGTTTCTTAACAAACTATGAACACATTTTTACAACAATATTTTCAGAAAAACTTGACATGTTTTTTGAAAATCAGTACAATTCAAACTGTAGTTGATTCTACAAAACTGTTTAATAGAAAATAAAACAATAAAAAGGAATCATAAGATGCTTAAAGGCGATTTTTTAACTGACCGTTATCTACAATCTCAGCCAGAGAGATTAACATTTCACAATCTGGCATATGTATCAGCTTGGTGTGCACAACCAAGACTGTCTTTTAATGACAGAACTCTTGAAACAGACGTGTGGGCCGCGAATGATGTAGTCTCAGAAAAACTGGGAAAAATTTTCTATGAAAACTATATGGGCTTCAGCGAATTTGAATTAGAAAGATTAGATATCTACCCAGTTATCTATCTGGTTTCAAAAGAAGAGCGAAAATCCATGACCGGCATGGAAGAATTAGAAAACAAATTCATCTTATCAACTGCCCTGTTGACTTACCGCATTGTTCGTACAACAACTGTTGAGACAGTGAATGAAGAAACTGGTGAACCAGAATTTAAACAAATTAAGAATAATATTAATTATTCAATAATCTTAGAACAAAGCCTGGACGGCTATGTTGTTCCTCTAAAAGAAATCATTGTTATGCTGTTCAACTCGGCAATCAATTATAATAGAGGAATTAAATATGTTCCACATAAAGATATGCAAATTGTTTTGAATTTGCCAAAAACAATAAAATCAGAAATTGATGATAGATTCCCTAATGAATCTGATAACCCATTTAATTCTCCTCGCGCATTGGTTGATTATATTAACCACGCATACCAAGAAGAGGCGGAAGTATATGAAAACAAATACAATCAAGATAATTTGTATATCGAAGTGACAGATGATACAACAGTAAATAAGCTACACAGAAACTTTCCAACTCCATATATTGAAATTATGGAAGCATATAGAGGATCATTCAGATGCAACCCAATGTACTAACTCAAAACGAACTAAAAGATTTTATCTTTAACGGAAACAAAGATCTTGTTACTGGTCAAGTTGTAAACGTAGCCAATTTAGGAGAAGCGCCGACTTCTCCTTCTTCAGGTAACAATATGTCTTTCGAAGAACTGAAGGCATTTATTGAGGAACCCGACCTAGTGTGGGTTAATCCTCCAGAGCCACTAGAGCACATTTATTTTCCACGAGAAAATAGAATAGAAGGTGCATCACCAGTGGAAGTGTTCACAGATGAAGCCGAACACATTGCAGACATAATTAGAGCAGGAGATTCTACATCAATGGAAGAAATGACCGAAGGATCTTCTACTATTCCTCTAGTCAGATTGAGCCATACGACTCTACCAGATGGAATCTTTTATATGGTTGATGAGTCCGGAATTAGTCCTGACGTAACACCAGAAGATGCTGCACTGATTTCAGAATTGAAACAATCAGTATCGGAAACTTTGGTTAATTATGGCGATTTTGCAGCAGAAACAAGATCTCCATATTCGCTATGTGCACAACTTAGTTCTACTCTTAGACGAATTCTTAATCCAGAAGAAACGCGAAATGGATACACAATTGATGCGACACATTCATTTACATATGGTGCGAATGGCTCACAAACAAATGGCTTCTCAATTCTTGTTTCAGTAGAGATTGCAAACGATGCAGATTTCCATCTGATCGAATTTGAAATCGAATTAAATTAAGAAGATAAAAATAAGACCACAGGTTAATTCCTGTGGTCCTTTTTATTTTAAGCAAAGAAACATTCTGCACCTTCGCATTGTTTTGTTTTGAACAATTCAGATTCAGCATTACGTCTTTTTGTTAAACCCTTCAGTTCAACCTTCTTTCCGTTAACTGTCCCTTTGTTCCATTTCTTAAATTCCTCGGCCGCTACATCATAATTGCCAGAATTCAATTCTCTTAACAAAGTGGAATTTTTAAATGAGCCTACGCCAACATTAAAGACAAATGCGACAAGTGCATCAAATTGATTTTGAGACAGTTCGACTGTTACAAGTTTATTAACAGCATCAATAGCGAACTGAACATCTTTTCTGAAGACTTCATCTGCTTCCTCTATTGCTATTTTAGCAGGAAAAGATTCTCCAGATTTGATTGCATGCCCCCAGCCAATTGTCATAATTCCTACACCATCATTGTAGGCATGATCAACAAAGCCTTCAAAGCCTTTGATTAGGTCTTCTCCAGTTTTTGAAAGTTTTTCATATTTAGTTATAGCCATTTTATCACCAGTTTATTATCTCCGTTTTCCTTAATGTGCTCCATGAGGTAGCTTAAAGCAATTGTTCCATCTGTAGGTTCATAAAATCCTTCATTGTGGCGAAGAATATCTGATCCAATAAGAATATATCTGCCATAGATATGAAACACATCTATATCATTTTTAGGAACTAAAGCATGACCAGTTCTATCAATCGCATTGTCTTTCTGTCTTAATTGAACATTCAGACTAGGATTAACAATAAATGGAACTTTAATCCCCATAACAGGAGATTCTTCTATAACAATATCATAGCTGCCCTCATTGACACATGATAGGCCAACTATTCCATTCTTTTCATCTTCATTAAAATCCCAAGGAGATTCAAGGGTGTATATCATCTTTTCTGAACCGTCTTTAAGTTTCAATTTAATCCGGCCGTGAACACCAAACTTGCGTTTGATAGACGAATTTTGTTTAAGTCTTTCAAGGATCATTTGCTCACCTTAACCTTAGACATAAACCCTCTTTCTTCCATTGGGGATTCTTCTTCAGACTCCTCCTCAGTCTCCTCATCTGGAGAAGGGAGGACCTTTCTTTTTTGCCCATATGAATCTGCGGTGAACCCATCTCTGCCAACAGTGTATCTAGTTGCCACATTAGATGTTAAATAAGCAGCAACAATAGAGATAGTAATCATCTCAAATGATGTAGATACAAGTTTCCCGCGGTCCAATAAAACACAACAAGACAAAAAGATAAAAAGAGAAAAGAATAGTTTTCTAGAAACGAACAGTGCCAAATTTCTCTTTATAATTTCTATCATCTTTTGCTAGTTTCCCTAATAAGAGATTTCAACTCTTTGTCCAAATCATTCACACTAGAGCGTGTTTCATGCATCTGGTTATTAACCCGATCGATATCCCTTTGCATTGATTGCAATTGGATTGCCAATTCGGAACGAGTTACGATCTCACTTTTAAGTTGTTGAAGCTCTCTTTTTGTTTGTTCAATCTGATCGACAGAGTTATCAATTTTACTGTTGATTCCTGCTACAACCCATGCAATGTATAGAACCATTGAAAAAGCAGATAGGAGGGCAGAGACTCCTATTGTTCTAGGAATTGTAATCCCGAACATCATATCTCTTGGTTGACCCATTTGTTGTTGCCTTTGTTGAGAATTTTGTTGTTGTTGTTTATGATCTCGTTTTGGACGGGATTTATTACCACTCCCCGCGTCAACATTTTGATTTGTGTTGTTTTCCATTTATAAAACCTTAAGAAGAGTTGCTAATTCTCCTTCCCTGAAATTGTATTTAACCGTATCTGCTAATTCTTTTGTTGCTATATCCTCCAGAAAATTTAGAACTATTTGCGCTAGCCCAGCTAGAACCAGCACTATTCAAACCAGAATAAGTTGTACTTCCAGCAAAGACGGATTCAGTTGATATTGATCTTCCAGCTTTCAGTCTTGATGTGGCAGAAGCAGAAATCCCTTGTCGTCTATCAAATGCATCATTAATAGCTCTAGCAGAAACATTCGGAGAATTCACTGCGTCCATAAGTCTTGTATTCAAACCTTTCTGAGCAAGTTTAGATTCAGCCTGAGCCCAAGAGGTTCCTTCATAAGCGTTAGCAACACGATTGTTCAAACCGACAAGCATTACTTGTTTGCGATTCTGTTCAGATCTATCAATAGCAGACTGCATCGCCTTTTTACTCAATGATTCTCTCTGCGCAGCAGGGGGTATTTTTGGAGTGACCTCTGGCCCAATTCTCAATTTACCGGCATTGAATCCAGACAATTTAGATGCATTTGCATTAGCAGTACCTAACACAGCCTCTTTCATTTGATTCGCCGTATTTCTAATGCTGTCATTAAAACTGAAACCTGCGCCACCTTGAGCACTGTCAGCTTGTCTAGCAAAGTTACGATTGAACTTGCGAACAGCATCATCATAACCTTTTTGATTTGAGAACGCAGCTTTAGCCTCTTGTTGAAGAGTAGACTCATCAGTGAATAATGCTTTAGCAAAATTCACTTTCATGGATTCTTGCTTAGTGTTCACCCCATGCGCGAATGATTTAGCATCAGTGACGATTCTACCAAGTCTACCTCTTCTTGCATTGATACCAGCAGAAATCAGTCCACCAATAGCAGCACCAGCAGCAGCAAACTGCATAGTGTCGGAAAAAGTTGTGTCAGATCCGGTCCCAGAGGCAACAGCCAAACCAAACGGAGCAGCAACAGCACCACCAGTCATAGCAGAGGAAAACAAACGAGATTTCACATCGCCGGCAGTTAAAACACTATTGTTATGCATCATTCTTTCTAATCTGGTTGAATTGTCCATATTAGAATGAAGAGCCCTCGCCGCGGCCCTATCTGCATCAGTCAAACCAGCTTCACCAAGTTTCCTAGCTCCTCTAGTTAAAAATTCGCCTATTCCAGCCATCATTCAATCTCCTTAGAAAAGAAAGCATCTCTTTTAGCTCGAACATCATCAGTGAATCTAGCATCACCTTCATCAAAGAAACCTTTGTTTTTATTAAAAGCGCGAGTAATATCCTCTTTATCATGAACAACAGAGCCTAATCCACCAAGAATACCCTGACTTTCATTTGCATTCTTACCAGCAAATCCTTCAAAACTATTCACATATGCTTCAGCATTATCATATCTATTGTGAGGACTAATACCACCAATAGGAACGCCAGTGTTTTCCATTCTTTCAGCTAAATTCTTAGCTCGAGTGTTAACACCAAAAGCAGAAGCATGAATATCTTTAAGAAAAGACCTCGCGCCTGCATTTTTGTGTAAAGCATATGCAGCACCAACACCTAAAGCGGCACCAAAAGTACCACCACCAACACTACCACCCATAACGGTAGTATTATCAGAAGTGACACCTCTAACAGCACCATAAGCAGCACCACCTGCACCTAAAATAGCAGCACCTCTAGCATACTGAGCTTCTTTAGCACTATCATATAAAAACTTTCTAGTTTGAGTATAAATACTTTGAGCAAGACTCATAAGTAATAACTCCTTTCATACATGTACAAAATAAACAATCATCGCTCAGATAATAAAATTATCTTCACTCTGATGTATAAAAATCAATCTTTTGCAAAAGTTTCAAGCACAAAGCCTGATATCACATCTTACCATGTATCAACTAACACAAAAACAATCGATTGTCCACTAATTAGTTTCCTCGATTAGAGAATAAAAAATATA